CGGCGTCGATGCGGGCGTAGCGCTCGTTCTTCGGCTCCGAGAAGCCGTCGTCGGACAGGACGTGCAGCCCGATCTGCGTGGATGCGGACCGCAGCGCGGCCAGAATCAGCCGGCGTCCGGTTTCGGTCAGTTCAATCATTGCTCGTCCCCTGCTGCAAGTCGTCGCTCCTCGACCGCGATCAGCACTCCACGGTCGTCGTAGATGAGGTTCTTGCGGACCACGAAGTCGACATCACGGCCGCCGACCACGCGCAGCTTGGACATCTCCACCGGCTCGTCCGGCTCGATCTGCTCCTCCGGCGGTTCGGGCTCGGGCGCTTCAACCTCCTCTTCCGGCTCCATCTCGTCCGGGCTGCCGACCTCGATGTCGCCACCCTCCTCAGCCGCCATCGGGAGCCCGGCCATCTTGCGCAGATGGTTTTCCAGTTCCCGGTCCGGGAAGAGCGGCGCTCCAGCCCCGGCCAGCGCGGTCACGAAGTCGGCGATCTCGGACAGGCTCTGGCGCTCGATGTCCCCGACCTGCATCGCGGGCATCACCTCGAACGGCAGGCCGTTGAGTTGCCACAGGCGCGGCATCAGGTGCCGGTTGATCGTGTCGCAGATGGACTTGGTGAAGGCCCCGATCGCCATGGCGAACAGCGCCGTCTTGTCGGACGACAGGGCGAAGGATCCGACCGTTTGCTGCCCGAGGAAGATGAAGTCGGCCAGCACACAGGTCGCGATGCGCTTGTCGTAGCGGTCGATGATCTCGGAGGTGTTGAACGATCGCGCGCCGCCCGCGTTCAGGAGCTTGAACTCGAAGAGCGGGTTCCCGGACGAATCGCGGTCGGACGGGATGATGATCCCCTCCTGCTGGTCGCGCCGCACCCGGGTGACCATCTGCTGCCACACGGCGTAGATCGCCTTGTCCGTGGCGTCCGCGTCGGCCCGCATGTACTGGCTCGGGATCATGGCGACTGGCAGGCCGGCGAGGTCCCGCTCGATGCCGACGCCCTCGATCTCCTCGATCCGCTTCTTGAAGTAGTAGGGCCGGTAGGCCGACCGCAGGATGGACCGCCCCTCCGGGTTGTTCTTCACCTCGCTCGTCCGGAAGAGCAGCAGCTTCTCGATCGGGATGTCGACGAAGGAGCGGTTCCACGGCTGCTGCTGCAGGCCGTCGATGGAGCCGTCGACCTCGTCGATGTACCACTTCTGGATGGTCTCCTGCCCGCGCAAGGACAGGGCCTTGATGCCGATCCGCCCGTCGTCGAACTGCGACCGGCCGGACGTGGACCGCAGGCCGGAGCGCCGCTTCCAGACGATCTCCATGGGCGCGAAGCCGTAGGTGAACATCGAGCAGACCTCGTCCAGCACCGACGACCATGGCACGCTCATGTCCTTGAACAGGACCTCCTCGGCGAACTTCTGAGCCTCCTCGGCCTCGGGCGAGTCGTCGACCGCCTGAAAGGTCCAGTCGCACTGCCTGATCAGCTTCGAGATCGCGAACAGGACGGCCCCGCACACGGGGTCGTTGTCTGCCATCTCGCGGTAGACCTTCGCGCCTTTGGCCCCGATCAGTTCCTTCAGGAACTCCTCAGAGACGTAGCCGCCGGTCTGGCGCAGGCCGGTCCCGCCGATCGTTGCGGGGTCGAACTTCAGTCGGTCGGGTCGGATATCTTCAGCCACTCGTTGCTCCCAGCCACGGCGAGATCATCGCGTTTCCGGCCGGCCCCACCGACGCGATGCGGGGGACGACCGCTCGATGCTTCTCGACCGCCAGCGCCAGCGCCATCACGCAGTCGTCGTGCACGCCCTCCGGGGCCGTGTACCGCACACCAGTGCGAGTGTATGCGTACTCGAACATTTCGAGTTCGACGCGGATCGGGCCGTCCGGAAAGGTCACGGCCCTCGATTGTATGGCGACCGACAGTCCTTCCATGAGCCGTTGCTTGGACGAGGCGCTGAACTTAAAGCCCTCGATGCCCGTCCTCTTGCGCTGCATCCGCTCCACGATCGGGTCGCCGACGCCCGTGGAGTCGATCAGCATGGGCACGTGGCCCGCGTTGGCGAGGATCCGGGCCTCGGTCTCGTCCCACGGGATCTGCTGCCAGCGGTCGAAGCCGCAGGTAGCCCCGCCCCGGTCCAGCCCGATCATGACCGTCCAGTCGATTGACTTGGCGAGGTCGACGCCGATCGCGGCCGGGCGCTCGGCCGTCATGGGCGCGACGCAGGCGGCGATGTGCTGCATGCCGAACGGGTTGCCCTCGTCGTCAGACGGCTCGGCGAGGTAAAGCTCGCGGAACACCCGGTCCGGCAGGTCCCGACGCGCGCCCTCGATCTCCTCGGGGTCGAGCACGCCGGCAGCGGCGGCATCGAAGGCGGTGATCTTGGCGTAGGACAGGCCCGGGGATCCGGCCTCGGCCTGCCGGCAGATCCGGAAGAACCAGTTGGTGCGGCCCTTGACGTTGCCGATCAGGCGGATCGGGCCACGGGTGGCGGTCAGGGTCGAGCGCACGGCCACCCATGACTCGGCCCGCACCCGGGACGCCTCGTCGATGACCGCCGCGTAGACGTCCTCGCCGTAGAGGTTGTCCGGCTTCTCGCCCGACTTGAACCACATGACCGCCCCGTTGACCAAGGTGATCGTCAGGTCGGAGTCGTTGGCCCGGTATAGGTTGCGCGGCAGGCCGTGCTTGAGCCGCCGGAATGCGATCTTCGCCTGCGCGTAGGTCGGAGCGATCCACCAGTAGTTGCGGTTCGGCAGGCCGCCGATCGCCGCCTGCTCGAAGAACCACGCCATGGCACCGACGGTCTTGCCCGCCTTGGTGCTGGCCTCGACGCACGCGATCCGGGCCGGCTTTTCGTTGCAGTCGAGCCCGTCGAATAGGGCAATGCGCTGCTTGCGATAGAGCGGCGGACGCTCGTAGACGACCTCAAGCGTCATCCTCGGGCGGCCGTTCGCCGATCTTCAGAGTGAACCGCACTGGCGCGGTCGTGCCGGAGGCGCTCTTGTCCCCGTCCTCGCCACCCCCGATCTCGACGGTCGCCGAGGCGCTGGCCGGCGAGTCGCGCCAGCCGCGTCGGGCCTTCAGCCAGAAGATCGCCGCCGTCACCGACTTGGGGTGGCTGCGGTCCCGGGCGATCGAGGCGATGTTGCCGGCGATCGTCGCCGCCAGCCGGTCTGCCCCCTGCTCAAGCTCCGGCCGGTAGAACTTCACCAGCGTGTCGACCGAGATTCCGGTGGGGTACCGGACCTGAGCGGCCGTCTGCTCCTGCGTCAGGCCCATCGCCGCGCACAGCATCACCAGTTGCCGGTCCGCGTCGGTCGGCTCGAAGGCGGGGAATTGGCCCCGGTTTTTTTTCACGACTCCGGCCGGCTGCACTTTCGCCGCCTTCCTCGGGGACTTGGCCGGAGCCTGCCGCTTGTTGGACACTATCGCCATTCTGATAATTTCCTCTTGCAATGAGCGCATGATGCGACCATCATTACATCACCGCCACGATGCGGGTATCAGCACAAGGAGAGTTTGCATGGCTTACCAGAGAAAAGGCAGGGTGACCCTGCTCACCAAGGCGCAGCGCGCGATGAAGGCGGGTCACTTCCCGCCGGCCCCGCCTGAGTTCCCCCTGTCGAACTACACCTACGCGAAGGTGTGCGAGCGGCTGCGGCGGGCGGCCGAGAGCGGCGACGTCGAGACGGTCCGGGCGTACAGCCCGAAGGGGACGGCCAACACCTATGCCCGGGCGACGGTAGGCTACCGGGACCTGCTGCTTTCCCGGATGGGGGGTTGAGCGATGTTGGCGATGTTGACGAACCCGAATGAGGTCCCGGTCTGCGACTTGATGTTCCACATGCGCGGCGAGAAGAACCCGAAGGCGGCCCAAAAGGACATGCCGATCCCGCATGCCATGCGGATGCTGGACATGCAGGAGCGGTCGTGGGCGGCAAGCAAGCCCGGGCGTTACTGCCAGCGGATGGGCTTCGAGGTGGTCCTGCGGTTCTCGGACGGAAAGATCGCCGGATCGGCGTGGATCGAGACTCACCCGGTACGGGCGTCGTCGCCGAACAAGTCGGCCTGAGAGGCGTCCGCTTCGGGGCGACGGCCAACCACCTCGCCGTCCGCCCCGCGCTCGAACGTGGTGCCCGGGAACGCGCAGCGCCGGGCGCGGATCATCTCCCCCTGATGGACCGGGTCGCAGTCCTCGCAGTAGGCGTCCTTGGACTTGGGCGCGTACCGGTGGCTCGCAAGCCATCGGATCCAGTCCTCTTGGTGCACGAAGCATAGCGGCCGGACGGCGGGCGTGAGCTTCTCGGGCTGGGTCATTGCGCACCGACGTCGATCAGGTTCTTGGCGACGCGGGCGGCCCAGCCTCCGCTGTATTTCGGCCAGATCGACAGCCGGGTCATGAACAGCAGCCGGTGGCCGTTGATCCGGGCGGCCAGCGCCTCGGGGTCGGTCGACCGGATGGCGGCCATCGTAATCGGCCCGATCCTGCCGTCGTCGGCTACGCCGACAGCGCGTTGCATCCAGCGTGCGGCCTGACCAGCCCCGGAGTTCACGGCGGCGTCGAAGATCGAGAAGCGGATCACCGGGTCGAGGTCGTCGAGCCGCAGGCGGTCCCACCAGTCGCGGCGGTAGATCGCCTTGGCGTCCTGCAGCGTCAGGTTCTCGATGTCGAGATCGGGATAGGACGCGCAGGAGATGCCGAACTTCGTGCCCTTGAGCACGCCCCGACCCTTCTGCGCACCGGTCCAGTTCCCGGGATCGTCCGGATCATCGGTAAAGCCGCCCTCGTGGTCGATCAGCGCGTCGAAAGCCTCGTCAAATTTCATCGGGGTCCTTTGCTGTCGTGGTCGGATCGGTCGCAAGACTGGCTCACGCGGCGTCCTTCTTCGGGCGCTTGGCCGCCTTCTTGTCCTCCTTGCCCTGCTCATTACCGACGAGCTTGCCCGGGGTTCGCTCGCCCATGACCTCGGTGAAGGTGCGTCCATCGGACTCGAGGTGCGCGGCCTTGCCGGTAAACGCCTGCCAGCGCGCGATGATCACGTCGCAGTAGCGCGGGTCGAGTTCCATCAAGCAGGAGTGCCGGCCGTTCTTCTCGGCCGCGATCATGGTCGTCCCAGACCCGCCAAAGCTGTCGAGGATCAGGTCGCCGCCCTTCGTGTTGTTGAGCATCTGGTACTCGAACAGCGCGACGGGCTTCATGGTCGGGTGCTCGCCGTTGCGAGCGGGCTTGTCGAACTCCAGCACGGTCGTCTGCTTGCGGTCGGCGGCCCACAGGTGCGACGCGCCGTCCTTCCAGCCGTAGAGGCATGGCTCATGCCGCCACTGGTAGTCCTGCCGGCCAAGGACCATGCTGGACTTGCGCCAGATCAGGCACTGCCGAACGGTCCACCCGGCGTCCTTGGCCGCGCCCCGGAAGTTGTAGCCCTCCGAATCGGCGTGCCAGATGTAGAAGACCGCCCCGGGCTTCATGACTGCGTCGGCGGCGGTGTAGGCGTCGCGCAGGAACTGCCGGAACTGCTCGTCGCCCATCGAGTCGTTCTTGATCTTGAGCTTTTCCTTGGTCCCGCCCTCGTAGGCCACGTTGTAGGGCGGGTCAGTCAGCCACATGTCGACCTTCAGGCCGGCGCACAGGCGCTGCAGGTCGTCGATGCTGGTGCTGTCCCCGCACAGCAACCGGTGGTTGCCAAGCACCCAGAGGTCGCCCGGGACCGTGGTTGCGTCGTCCGTGACCCCCGGGGCGTCGTCCGGGTCGGTTAAGCCG